CGCCGGGAATTCGCGCCTGCTGTCGTCTGCTCTTTCTAGTGCGAACCGCAGGGGGTGGATTTTTAAGGGGCTCTTGGATGTGCGCCGATCCGCTTCACCCGTCGCTGCTTTGTGTGCTGCGATGGAATGAATTATGCGCTAGAAATTCTATCTATGCAAGGAAAACTATCGCATCATCGCAATCTTTTTCTACGTAGGACAATAAGTGCGGTTGCGCGCGTCGCGGATGAGCTTATGGATAGACATTTTTGCAGGTTATCAAGGGAGCCAGCAAGAAAAGCTTGCAAAGCTAGAAAATCTATCTAGAATATGGCCTTATGCAAACCACACCAGAAACCGCCATCGACCGTGCCATTCGGCTTGGTGGTGGCATTACCAAGCTGGCGCGCGAACTCTCTGTGAGTAGCCACGCCGTCGTCTACCAATGGACGAAGACGCGGGTCCCGGCAGAGAAGTGCCCCGACATCGAAAAGATCACGGGCGTGCGCTGCGAAGAACTCCGCCCTGATGTGAACTGGTCCGTGCTCCGCGCCAAGCACCGCAAAGTGAAGGCGGTGGCGTAAATGGAACACCTCTATGTCGCTCAGGGTGTCGGCGGTCTTTTCAAGATCGGTCGCAGCAGTGACCCAACATCCCGAGCCAAAGCCCTTCAAAAAGAGTTCGTAGCGCGCGGCGACAAGCTGGAAAAGCTCATTGCATGTGACGCCGTTGTAAGCGCTATTGGTATTGAGTACTCCCTTCAGATGTGGGTTGCGGAAACGCAAGCACGACAGTCTGGCCGTGAGTGGTTTGTTGGCGGTGATTTCAATGCCACCTTGATGAAGGCAGAAGCGCTTACTGCTGAGTGCCGGAAGCGGGACGAGTACGAAGCCTCTCCACGCGGCAAGGCTGCGAAACGACGCGAAGAGGCACGAATCAGCGAACTCCAGCAGCAATGGGCCGCCATGAAGGTAGCCCAGCTTACTAGAAAAGCTGAGCACAAAGCCCGAGTCGAGCGGCGCCGTAAGGCCAAAGCGCAACGTGTGAATGGCGCCATGGACGCCATGGTTGCGCACCTTACCGCCCGCAAGCCCAAGACCACCACAGAGGCTGCGGAATGAGCTTCCCAGTCCCACGCCCGCGCGGAAAAGACATGCCCAGCGCACCAGTCCCGCGCAAGACCACCAATACCAGCAGCAATTCGGCTTTCGGCTCTGTCAAGACGCTGGACAGCAAAGGCCGTCAGACCGTCTCGCTCAAGCCGCGTGTGCTTGGCGCCATCTCGATTGAGCCGCGTGAGCAGGCCATTGCCAGCCTAGACAAGCGGGATGCGATCAAACGGGGGATGTCGCAATGAGCCGCATCGCCCGATTCATCAAGTCCTGCATTCGCCTGCGCTCTGTGTCGCTGGCGCTGTGGGTTGACGCATTCGACCGCGCGAAGGTGGCGAAGTGAGCCGATATGCCGCCTATGAAGCCGCTAAACGCTCATGGGCGAATGCGAACCAAGGCGCTACAGCAGAGCAGTACGAAGCCGCCATGCGGGAGATTGCAAGGCGCTACGGGATCTAACCAATGTTTTTTGACGCCACGGCTAGGGTAGCTCCCGAAAAGCAGGACATGCCCGCCTGCCTGCCGATGGTTTCTTTATCGGGCGATGAAAGGGCAACCATGCAACACGAAACAAGCACCGGTATTACGGTCGAGTTCACACACGCAGAAGACCAAGGCGAGCCGCTGCTGATTCTAAAAAACGTTCCTGGGCTGCCAGGCAATCACGCCTATTCAGCCGCATCTTTGCTGACCGCTGCCGCCCATGACGAGCAATTCATCGTCGGTGCTGATTGGAGCGACCAGCAGCCCTTCCCCATATCTCGTGAAGACGTAAACGCTATTGCTTGCTGGGCTTATGCGTCCTCTAGCAGAAAGCGTGGGCAGTTCGTTATTGCATGGGTGCCAGCAGACCATTCTTGCCCATTCTAGGACGCCCATGAACTACTACAAGCGCCACATCGGTGACTACATGAAGGACGCGAGCCACCTGAGCTTGCTGGAGCATGGCGTTTACATGCGCCTGCTAGACGTGTACTACACACGCGAATGTGCAATCCCTGTTGACCAGGCCGCACGCCTTATCAGCGCCCGCACCAAAGAAGAGAAAGCAGCATTGGAGGTTGTGACGTGCGAGTTCTTCACTGTGGTTGATGGGGCCTACACGCAAACCAGATGCGATTCTGAAATCGCAACGATGCAGCAAAAAACAGAAACCAACCGGGAAGTTGGAAGGCTTGGCGGTAGGCCGAAAAAAGAAACCCAGACGGTTTCTGATGGAAACCCAGAAATAACCCAGACGGTTTCTGAAAAGAACCCAAACCTAACCCTAGCCACTAGCCATAAGCCAATAACCAATACCCCCAAAGCCCCCAAGGGGGCCGATGTGCGGTTCGATGCGTTCTGGCGGGCATACCCCAACCGGGTCGGCAAAGACGCTGCACGGTCTGCATTCGACAAGCGCAAGGTGGACGATGATCTGCTGGCGCTGATGCTCTCTGCCATCACGGCGCAGGCCAAGTCCGAGAAGTGGACCAAGGACGGCGGCCAGTTCATCCCGAACCCGGCGACATGGCTGAACCAGGGCCGGTGGATGGACGACACCAACGCTGAACAACCGCAGCGCGTGCGGGGGCTGGTGCTATGACCGCCAAGACGTTTGCCGAATTCGGCATCGAGGTTCGCCACACATCCGGCGAAGAAGACACGACCTGCCCGCAGTGCTCGGACTCTCGCAAAAACAAGCGTGCCCGCTGCCTGTCGGTCAACATCGACAAGGGTGTTTGGACATGCCACCACTGCGGGTGGTCTGGTGGCCTGGGTACGGGGGAGCAAACCCGCCCTGTCATCGTCAAGGCCTTCCGCAAGCCGCAGTACCGCCCGGAGGAAATCACGCCCACCGAACAGGCGTACCTGTGGTTTGCCGCCCGTGGAATCACGCGTGAAGTGCTCAAACGCAACTGCGTCGGCGTGTGCTCTGCCTACTTCCCGCAGTTGGAAGACCGTGCAAGCGCAGTAACTTTTCCGTACCTGCGCGGCGATGAAGTCATTAACGTCAAATACCGCACGAAGGACAAGCATTTCCGCATGGAGGCGGGGGCAGAGCGGGTGCTGTACGGACTGAACGACATTGCCGAAACTCTGATCTGGGTGGAAGGCGAGATGGACAAGCTGTCTATAGAAGTCGCTGGTTTCCCATCCTGCGTGAGCGTGCCGGACGGCGCCCCGACCCCCAACACGAAGAACTACGACAGCAAGTTCGATTTCATGGACGCGCCAGAGTTGGAGCGGGCCAAGTTCCACATCATCGCTGTGGACAACGACGAGCCAGGTGCGAGGCTGGAGGAAGAACTCTTGCGCCGCCTGGGCCGGGATACCTGCAAGGTGGCGCGGTGGCCTGAAGGATGCAAGGACGCCAATGATGTTCTCAAGGCCCACGGCCCCGAGACTCTGCGCCAGTGCATCGAGGCCGCGCAGTGGGTGCCGGTGGAAGGTGAGCACGCCGTCAGCGAGTACGCGGAGAGCATGGACCGGCTGTACCGCTACGGGATGCCTACCGGCTTATCTACCCCATGGGAAAGCGTGAATCCGCTTTACACGGTCATGGCTGGTGAATGGACGCTCGTTACCGGCATCCCAGGCCACGGCAAATCCGAATGGCTTGATGCGCTGATGGTGAGGCTGGCGCAGGACCATGGATGGTGCTTCGCCATTTTCTCGCCCGAGAACCAGCCCACCGAGTACCACCTGTCCAAGCTGGCAGAAAAGTACATCGGCAAGCCGTTCGGGTCAGGCCCGTCAGACCGGATGACGCCTGATGAGAAAGAGATCGCCATCGGTTTTTTGGACGATCACTTTGTTTTCCTCATGCCAGAGCTACCCACGGTGGAGGGCTTGATTGAGCGCCTGAAGTGCATCGTTAAGCGCCGGGGCATCCGTGGCGTGGTTTTGGACCCATGGAACGAAATCGATCACACCCGCACGGGCGGCCTTAGCGAAACCGAATACATCAGCCAGAGCCTGTCCAAGCTGCGCGCCTTCGCCCGTGCCCACGGTGTTCACCTGTGGATCGTGGCCCACCCCACCAAGCTGCAGAAGGAACCAGACGGCTCCTACCCAGTGCCGACGCCCTATGACGTGGCCGGGTCAGCCCACTGGCGCAACAAGGCAGACAACTGTATCGCGGTATGGCGCAACACAGCCGCGAATACAAGCGCCGTTGAGGTGCATGTGCAGAAGGTCCGCAAAAAGTCCGTAGGGCAAGTCGGCATGGCAACGCTGCGCTATGACCGGATCACCGGACAGTACCACGACCAGCCGATGAACAGACTGCCAGAGTGGGGCGAAGAGTGAGCAATGACAGTTTACGACAACACGCTAGCCCACCTGATCCAGATGGCGGGCGCAACCGGAACAAAGGAGTACGCATGGCACAGGGCATTGGAGTTGGACAGATGCGAAACGGGGATGTGGAAGGGAATCGCGCAGGAGCTGAAGGAACACATGAAGGCACAGCAAACAGCATCCTTGCCCGCACCGCGCAAGCGTGGGAGGTGAAATGAATCAGCAATTTCCCGAAATCACGGTAGCCAGCGCGCTAGAGCAGCAGTGCGGTGGAAATCACTACCGCAACATGGCAATCCAGCCAATCGAGTTCATTCACGCAAACGGCATCCCGTTCGCCGAGGGAAGCGTCATCAAGTACGTCTCGCGCTGGAGGGTAAAGAACGGAATTGCTGATCTGGAGAAGGCACGGCACTTCATTGACTTGCTGATCGAGCTGGAGCGCAAGAAGCTGGGAGCCACTGCGGCAGTCGCCAGCAAGCCAGAAGGCTGGAACGCCTGCGGCAATGTCGGCATGGAGGCTTCGGAGTGAGCGAGCGCCTGGTCATGAGCCTGTACAACGCGCAGCAGGCGCACCAGGCTATCCAGACAGCATGGCACCACGCCAAGGGCTGGTTGGCGGCGGGAGACACCCGCCTGACGCTGGAAATCCGGCCCGAGAAAAGGAGCGATGCGCAGAACCGGTTGCTTCATTCGGTCCTTCAGGATATAGCCCAGCAAGTAGATTGGCATGGGAAGAAGTTTGACGTCGTCACTTGGAAACGGCTTTGCATGGCGGCATGGCTTAGGGAGGCTGGCGGCAACCCGGAACTGATCCCAGCCCTGGACGGGTCTGGATTCGATGTCATTTATGAGCGCACATCAAAATTAAACAAGACACAGTGTTCCGAACTGATAGAATGGTGTTTTGCGTTTGGAGCAGACCATGGAGTTAAGTTCAGAGGAATGGAGGATGACACATGACGCGAATTACGAGGTTAGCAATCTCGGACGCGTGAGAAGCTTGCCAAGGGAGGTGCACTCAGGGCCAAAAACCGGCAGCGGTAAAAGGCTCGTCAAGGGCGGTCTTATGACGGCTTTTGTGTCAAAACAGACTGGCTACATGCAGGTCTCATTGACTGGAAAAGAGCGAAACAGCGTCCACAGGCTGGTGGCGGCGGCATTTTGCAATGGATGGTTCGAGGGCGCGCACGTCAACCATATCAACGGGAGTCGATGGGACAACAGGGCCGAAAACCTTGAGTGGGTTACGCACTCAGAAAACATGCTGCATTCCACAAGGGTTCTGAAGACACCCAACAAGCTTAAAGGCAGGCTTGGGAAAGATTCCAACAAGGCCTACCCAGTCTCAGCGAAGCTCATTGGCGGCACAGAAGAGTTGCACTTTGATTGTGCGGTGTCGGCGATCCGGGCCGGTATAGGCAATGACAGTGGGTCAATAAGTCGCTGCTGCCACGGGAAGAGTAAGTTCCACAATGGTTACACATGGCGCTTCACTGCGCCGGAGGGGTGGCAATGAGTGGGAAGCAAAAAGAGGAAGCGTCCCGCAATTTGCGCGGCAATCTCATCAACAAAATTTCTCCAGTGATAGATGGGTTGCCATCTAAATTTACAGCAAGCGAGCTGTACGGCGCGGCTGGGATTGTCGCCAAAAGCCCGTATAGGCGAATGCTGGTGGCATCGGTCTTGAGGTCTGCATTTAAGTGCGAGCAGGTCAACGGTTTTTGGAGGAAGCCGTGACCTTCCGCCGCACAACATGCCCCCACTGCCGTGCAAAGCTGGAACCCGGACAGCGCATTCACCCGGCCTGCATTGATCCGTGGCTTGAAGCCCAGCAAGCCAAGAAGGAGCGCGCAGACGCCAAGGCCGCCCGCATGGCTGCGAAGGTGGAGCGGGCCAGCATCAAGGCGCGCAAGGAGGCTATCAAGACAATCCCCGCCCTGATCCGTGAAGCGCAGATTGCGTTCAACGCCTGGATTCGCGCACGCGACTTCACCCAGCCGTGCATTTCCTGCGATGCGCCGCCGCCCGATCTGTCTGGATTGCACGCAGGCCGGGACGCAGGCCACTACCGCAGTACGGGAAGCGCGTCACACCTGAGATTCCACCCGGACAACTGCCATGCCCAGTGCGTGCATTGCAACCGCTGGGGCGCTGGGAAGGCAGTGGACTACCGCATCCGACTGATCCGCCGCATCGGCCCGGCCCGCGTGGAGGAGCTGGAGTCGGACAACACCCCGCACAAGTGGCAGCGCGAGGAATTGATTGCCATCCGGGATGAGTACAGGGCGAAGTTGAAAGACATGAAGGAGGGCGCATGAAGCCAGGCGCTACCTCAAAACCACTGACGCGCAACGACAAAATCGTCGACCCCATCATGCGCGTTGCTTTTGAACAACAGTTTGTGGCGTGTGAGCAACAAAGTGTGGCGATAAAGCAACAAAAAAGGTACTCCCTGGGG